TGACCAGACAGTGATTTGGTTTGTTCAAAGACATAAAAGTGAAATAAGGCTTATTGATTATTACGAAGCTAGTGGTGAAGGATTGGATCATTACGCAAAAGTAATAAATAATAAACCTTACGATTATTCAACGCACATAGCTCCTTTTGATATTAAGGTCAGAGAGCTTGGAGCTTATGGTAAATCAAGACTAGAATCTGCGTTGGAATTAGGTATAAGCTTTACAGTAGCTCCAAAACTATCTATTGAAGATGGAATTGAAGCTGTGAGAAAGGCAATTCCAAATTGTTATTTTGATAAAAACAAATGTCAAGTTGGAATAGAAGCATTGAAAGCCTATCAAAAGAGATGGGATGAAAAAAATCAATGTTTTAGAAACAAACCTTTACACAACTTTGCTTCGCACTCTGCTGATGCGTTCCGCACAGGAATCGTTGGTAGTGGGATAGAGGCAACGGATTGGAAAAAAACAATAAGCGTAAATACAAATTATATAATTTAATATGGCAAAAGTTTCAGATCATGAATTAAGACACATTATAAATAATGAAATCAATAATGCACTAGGATTTTTAGGCGGTGAATTATCAACGCAAAGAAAAAGAGCATTAGAATATTATTTAGGTGAAAAATTAGGTACAGAAATAGATGGTAGATCCCAAGTGGTTTCTACTGATGTTGCTGATACGATAGAAACCATTTTACCTAACTTGATGAGAATTTTTACTGCATCAAATCAAACGGCAAAATGTGAGCCGGTTAAAGCAGAAGATGTTGCGTTAGCAGAACAAGCAACAAATTATTTGAACTACGTATTTAATAAAGACAATCCTGGTTTTCAAATTATGTATACTTGGTTTAAGGATGCGTTATTAGAAAAAAATGGAATTGTAAAAATATATTGGTCAGAAGAAAATAAAGTTTCGCAAGAAACATATAGAAATTTAAGTGAACAAGAATATCAATTATTAACTAATGATGAAAATATTGAAATCGTTGAAAGCGAAGAATTTGACGATGAAAAGGCACAAGAACAATTAGAGCAAGTAGAAAAAATTGCAGAGGCACAAGGTCAAGAAATAAAAATACCAAAACCAAAACTTTATAACTGCGTTATCAAAAGATCAGCAAGTAGTGGTAAAATAAAAATAGAAAATGTTCCGCCAGAAGAATTTTTAATTGAGAGAACAGCAAAGACCATTGAAGATGCGAATTTTGTAGCTCACCGAACAGTGAAAACAAGATCACAATTAATTGAAATGGGTTATGACCCAGAAATTGTTGCAAAACTTCCTGCAACACAAATTGTTTTATATAACAATGAACGATTAACAAGATTTAAAGATATTGACGAATATCCATTTGATCAAACACCAGATACGGCTACAGAAAATATTGAGTTATATGAGTGTTATGTCAAAGTAGATTATGATGGTGATGGTGTTGCAGAATTAAGAAAAGTAACCGTTGCAGGTGATGCAGGTTATGAAATGTTAGATAATGAATCCGTTGATCATATTCCGTTTTGCGGATTGACACCAATACCCATGCCTCACAGATTTTATGGCAGAAGTGTGGCAGAATTAGTTGAAGATGTTCAGTTAGTTAAATCAACTGTTATGAGACAATTGTTAGATAATATGTACCTGACAAACAATAACAGAGTAGCCATTATGGATGGAATGGTAAACCTTGATGATCTTTTAACGTCAAGACCAGGTGGAGTGGTAAGAACAAAACAACCACCAAACCAAGTGATGATGCCAATGCAATCACAAACGATTTCACAACAAGCATTTCCATTATTAGAATACTTAGATACAGTTAGAGAAACCAGAACTGGTATTACAAGATATTCTCAAGGTTTAGACGCAGACAGTTTAAACAAAACAGCAACTGGTATTAATACCTTAATGACTCAAACGCAAATGCGTATGGAGTTGATTGCAAGAATTTTTGCAGAAACTGGTGTTAAAGAATTATTTAAAAAAATATTTGAATTATCAATTAAGTACCAAGACAAAGAAAGAATTGTTAATTTAAATAATAAATATGTACCGGTAAGACCGACTGAATGGAAAGATAGATATAATGTTACCATTTCTGTTGGTTTGGGTTCAGGATCAAAAGAACAACAATTAATTATTTTGAATCAGATTTTAGAAAGACAACTTCAAGCGTTTGGTTTACAAGGCAACAAAGAGTTTCCAATGGTGTCGTTAAAAAATATTTATAATACACTATCTAAAATGATTGAAAATGCAGGTTTAAAAAATGTTGAAAATTATTTTGTTGATCCTGATATGGGTCAAAGAATGGTAAGACCATCTCCACCACCGCCTATAACACCAATTGAAAAAATTGAATTTACTAGAATTGATAGTGAGAATAAACGTAAACAAGCTGAACTTGAATTAAAAATTAAAGAATTACAAGCTCATAACGCAAGATCATTATTAGACTTTGAAACGAAGATAAAAGAATTAGAACTTAGATATAATGCTCAGATAGATTCTGCTGCAATTAAAGCAGAAGCAGATTTAAATAAAGCGATTCTATCAAATAATGGTAAAGCATTTTCACAATCACAACAAGCAGCGATAAATTTACAGCAACAGATTCAAGGTTTAGATGAACAACGAAGAACAGGGCAAGTTGAGCCAAGAGATCCGCAGGTCGGACAAGGCAAAACAGATATTGGAGAACCCAATATTTAAAGAGTCATTAGAAGAGTTAAAAAAATTATATACCCAAAGTTTATTTAACACTGGTGCAAAAGAAACAGACACTAGAGAAAAACTTTGGTTAGCAGTGAATGTGCTTGGCAAAGTAGAACAACATATTCAACAAGTTTTAGATACTGGTAAACTAGCAAGAAAACAGCTAGAAGATTTTAGAAACCAACAAGAATCTAAGAAATTCTAACAATCGTTAGGATAGGCTAACCCCTTGTGGGAGCTTTAATCATAACAAAGAGGTAAAATATGTCAGACAATCAAGCCAACCCTGTAGAGGGAGCTGAAACTGATTTGCAAAATGCTGCAAAATCAATAGAAGGTTTATTGACACCAAGTCAAGAACCAGTAAATAAAGAACAGGTTTCTTCTGAACCAAAAAAAGAGGAATTATCGCAAGATAATCAACCTCAGGAACAGGAAAAAATGGAAACTGAAACTGAAGCTCCGGCTGAAGAAGAAGTTTCCGAAGAAGTATCTCAAGATGAAAACTCTGAGAGTCAAATACAGGAACAAGATTCCACCTACAAGGTCAAAGTTGCAGGTCAAGAATTTGATGTTACCCTTGATGAACTAAGAGCAGGTTATTCAAGAGATGCGGACTACCGAAGAAAGACAGAAGAATTAGCAAATGATCGCAAATCTCTTCAGTCCGAATCGGAAAAACAAAGGCAAGACTATTCTCAACGCTTATCAGAGTTGAACCAGTTAGTGTCTTTAACACAAGAACAACTTAATTCTGAATTTAAAAATTTAGATTTAGAAAAGTTGTACGAAGAAGATCCAACAGAAGCTGCAAGGCTTGAACATAAGATGAGAAAGAAGCAAGAAAAACTTGCTGATTCAATTCAAAGAGTAAAAGCGGAGCAACAAAAGCAATTTCAACAAGTTGTGTCTGATCAACAAAAAATTTTGGTAAATAAATTGCCAGAATTTGCTGATACGGAAAAAGCAACGAAGTTGAAAACAGATATGAGATCGTATTTACAATCTTATGGTTTTAAAGATCAAGAGATTGGTAATATTTATGATCATCGTATTGTAATGTTGGTGAATGATGCAATGAAGTACAGAAGTATGCAAAAATTGAAACCAAATTTGGCTTCAAAGATGGCAAAACCTGGAAAAGTTTTATCAAGTGGTGTTAAAAAGACAAAAGCTGATGCAAACTTTGCACAGAAGAGAGAAAAGTTGGGTCGTTTAAAAAAATCAGGGAGTATTAAAGATGCTCAAAGTATTTTTTTAGACATGATAACTAAAAACAAAAAATAGGAGAAAAACACTATGGCACAAGTAAGTGGCTCATTTAGTACATACGATGCTGTTGGTGAAAGAGAAGACCTATCAGATGTTATCTATAACATTTCCCCAACCGATACACCTTTCATGTCTGCAATCGCAAAAACAAAAGCGACTGCTGTTAATCATGAATGGCAATTAGACTCATTAGCAGCAGCTAGTGCGACTAATGCAGCTATTGAAGGGGATGAGGTCTCATTTTCTGCACCAGATGCAACAACAAGAAAAGGTAACCAATGTCAGATTTCAACAAAATCTGTAATCGTTACTGCAACTTTAGAAGCGGTAAATAAAGCAGGAAGAAATTCTGAACTTGCATACCAAATCTCTAAAAGATCAAAAGAACTTAAAAGAGATATGGAGAGTTCATTAACTGCAAACAACGCACCAGTTACAGGTAACGACAGTACAGCTAGAGAATTAGCTGGACTTGGTTCTTGGTTAAAAACAAACCAATCAGCAGGAGCTTCAGGATCTGCACCAGGCACTTCTGGAACTAATGCTAGAACAGATGGAACTCAAAGAGCTTTCACTGAAGATCAATTGAAGAATGTCATCAAATCCGTATGGGATAATGGTGGCGATCCAAATATGATCATGGTTGGTTCATTCAACAAACAAAAACTATCTGGTTTCACTGGTGGTTCAACTAGATTTGATCCAGCAGAAAACAAAAGATTAGTTGCGGCTGTTGATGTTTACGAATCAGACTTTGGAGCAATGCAAGTTACTCCAAATAGATTTCAGAGAGCTAGAGATGGATTCGTTATTACACCGGATCTCTTTGCCGTTGCTTTTTTAAGAGATTTCTCTTTAGAAGACTTAGCAAAGACAGGTGATGCTGCGAAGCAATTCTTAGTTACTGAGTACACATTAGAGTCAAGAAACGAACAGGGTTCTGGTATCGTTGCTGACTTAACTACTTCGTAATAGTAGTATCTAGTGGGGGAGCAATCCCCCACTAACAAATTAACCTTTCGTTTGGTCTTTGAAGTCAAAAGGCGGAACGAAGCAAACAAAGGACAATACAATGAGAACATTAAATGATTACTTTTTAACAGCTAAAGTAACAGACATCAGTACAGCAGGATCAACATTCGTTGCTGTGCCTGATGGCGGTAGGATTATTAAAATCTTAACATCAATTAAAAATGCGATTTCAACAGCAAACGCTGCGATTACTTTTGAAATTGGTGGCACTGCGGTTACTGGAGCTGCGATCACTGTAACTCAATCAGGTTCTGCGGCTGGTGATGTAGATACATCAGAACCGACTGCGGCTAACTCTGTTACTGAGGGTGGTACGATTGAAATTATTACAGATGGTGGTTCATCTACAGCTTGTGAGATGATTGTAACATTTGTTATAAGAAGATAATAAATTAGGGGGTGGAAACACCCCCAAAAATTAGTATAGATATAAATTAGGAGATAAAAAATATGGCTGGAAATTCAACAGATAGTTTATTTGCAGTAGTATCAACACAAAAGGTAAGCGTAGCAAATTCATCTGCACAAAGTGCAGCGATTGCATCAGGCGTTCATCATGTGAGATTAGTTTCTACTACAAACTGTCATTATTTAATTGGAGCAAACCCAACAGCAACTACAAGTTCTGTATATTTACCTGCAAATGTTATTGAAAAAATAAGATTAAATCCAGGTGAAAAAATTGCAGTTATAAGAAATTCTGCTGACGGAGATTTACATATCACTTCATTATCTAAATAATGGCTAAGAAAAAATCTTTATTTGGCGTAAATAATTTTATAAAGAAAACAAGAAGAAAAAGACCTGGTAGACATTCAAAGTCACCAAATAAGTCAAAACGCATAATGCACAAAGCCAAATATAGAGGTCAAGGAAAAATATGAGCAAAAGATTAGAGGAGCAAGAAGGTTTAATTAAAACAACCTATCACTCTGACGATATGAATAGACAGGTAGTGGTAGAACGTAATGTAAATTACAAACCTATTATTGACCATAATAAAAAAATGTATACTCATAATGACGGCTACTCTAAATCAAAAGATTTAAAAAGAGTGGCATCTATTCCTACTTTAGTTTTAGAATTATGGACTAAAGAATATAACGGATCAAACAATTGGTTTGCCTTAAAAAAAGAAGAACAACAAAAAATTCTAAAAAAAAAACTTAATTCAAATGAGTTTCAATATTTTAGAACAGCACCAGGAAAATTATAATGGCATTAAATACATACTCAACATTAAAATCATCTGTCGCTAATTGGCTAAACAGAACTGATTTAACAGATGAAATTGTAGATTTTATTTCTTTAACTGAAGCAGATTTTAACTCTAAACTTAGAATTAGAAAAATGATTTCAGAATCAACAATTACAATAGATGCAGAAACAGAAGATTTACCAACTGGTTTTTTACAAATAAGAAACTTTTTTATTACATCTGGATCAACCAAATTACCTTTACGTTATATGACACCATCACAGATGGATTCAATTAAAGGAACTTCTACAACAGGCACACCAGAAGTTTATACCATACTAGGAGATAAACTACGTTTTGCACCAAAACCAGATTCTACTTACACCTCAACTATGAATTTTTATAAAAAGTTTGATGTTTTATCAGACAGTAATACAAGTAATTTTATTTTATCAGATCATCCTTCAATTTATTTATATGGTGCATTATACCATGCAACAAACTTTTTAGGTGGTATTGATAAAATGTTAGTTCAAAAGTGGCAACAAATGTATGCAACTGCAATGGAAAGACTTGAGAGAAACGATAGAGAGGATCAATTCTCTGGATCGCCTTTACAAGTTAGATCAGAAGATACAATAGCATCTAATTTTGGAGGTAGATAATGCAGCTAAAATTTGGTGAATGGCTTCCAGATCAACCCTCTCATTTAAATCCAGGTGCGAATGTTGCAACCAACGTATACTATGCAAGAGATAGTTATAAAAGATTTCCTTCTTTAGTTAATTATAGTTCAAATAATATTGGAGCTGATGCTAGAGGCGGTGGTTCATTCAGAAATAATTCAGGAGCAGTTTTTAATTTTGTTGCAAAAAATACTGACATTTATCAATTAGATGGTGGAACATTTACATCAAGAAAAGGATCACTTACAGGTGGAGATACAGACTTTTGGACATTCACTCAATTTGGCAATCATGTTGTTGCAAGTAATGGAGTAGATGCACCACTTTATTATTTGATGGGAACATCAACTAATTTTGCTAATCTTTCAACGATTGCAACCGATGGCACACCTCCTACATTTAGAACATCAGGAGTTATAAGAGATTTTTTAGTTACAGGTAATCAAGCAACAGCACAAAATAGAGTTCAATGGTCTGGTATTAATGATATTGGAACATGGACACCAGGATCAAAACTTGCGGATTCACAAGATTTACCTGGTTCAGGTGGTGAGATTGTTGCAATTACATCAGGTGAGTTTGGTTATATATTCAGACAAAATCAAATTGTTCGTATGGATTTTGTTGGAGGATCAACCACATTTAGATTTTCAGTGGTATCTCCAAACAGAGGTGCAGTCTATGGTAAAACTGTTTGTCAAGATAACAGAAGAGTTTTCTTTTATGCAGATGATGGTTTTTTTGAAATTAATGGTGATACTATAAAAGCCATTGGTGCAGAAAAAGTTAATCGTTTTTTTGATTTAGATTTAAATAAAGCATTTAGTGATCGTATTTGTTCAGCAGTAGATCCATTTAATCAATTAGCTTTATGGTTATATCCTTCTGCATCAAACACATCTAATACAACAGGTGTTTGTGATAGATTAATTATATATAATTATGCAACGGAAAAATGGTCATTAGCAGAATCTAATGCTTCATTTATATTTTCACAATTCGTTGGTGCTTATACTGTAGAATTGATGGACATTATTTCACAAAATTTAGAAAATATTAATATAGCACTAGATACTGATTTTTGGTCTGGAGGACAATTATTATTAGGTGCAATTGATTCTGATTTTAAAGCTGCTATTTATTCCGGTACAGCAAATGAGATAGAAATTGAAACTTCAGAAGTTGAACTTTATCCTGGTTTTCGTTCTGTAATAGAAGGGGTCAGACCTATCGTAGATGCAGCAGCTACAGTATCTATAAAAACAAGAGAAAGATTAGCTGACAATCCAACAGCAACTGATTATGCTAGTATGCAGACCGATGGCTTAAATCCTTTACGAACATCCGGTAGATATATTAGAGCAAATGTAAAAGTAGCATCTGGTACAACATTTACTAATGCACAAGGCGTAGATTTTATTAGTTCACAAGGAAGCCAAAGATAATGGCAGATATTATTGATAAAGACATAGATAATGTTAGGTATTCATTTGAGACACAAGAATTTTTTCAAAGACAACTTGAAGAATCTGTGAATAGCCTTATAAATAAAAACAATGTGGAAACCGATAAGGTGTTTTCATGGTTTATTAGTTAGGAGACAAAATGGCAGGTATAAAAGATTATTCAACAACAGCAGGTAACAATACTTCAATAGGTGGTGTTAGTGTTGCAGAGGGAATGTTGCCTTCAAATATTAATAATGCATTTAGAGCAATCACTGCTGATATAAGAGAATTTTATAATGATGCACAATATGTAATTTATGGAGATGGAGATGCAGCATTTACTATTGCATACGCAAGTGCAACTTCATTCACAGTAGCTGGTTCAGATGTAACTACCTTTTATCATGCTGGTCGTAGAATAAAAGCAGTTGGATCATCAACTGGCACAATATTTGGAACAATAACAAGTTCATCTTTTTCAACAAATACGACAGTCAATGTAACTTTTGATAGTGGATCTTTACAAAATGAAAGTTTAACTATTTTTCTTGCTATACTTACTAAGACAGGCAATTCTATTCCAGCAGATGTTATAGATGGAACTAAAATTGCAGATGACAGTA